TCTCTTGCTTGTGTCATTCATGTTACTCCTCTGTTTCTTCTTCCTCTTCCTCAGAGGATGAAAGACTTTCATTAAGTGAGCTTGCGTATGCAGAGATAAGGACGTTAATCTCCTGCGCCCTCATCTCCAGTTCAGCTAAGTCAATACGCAATGATTCAATACGCTGAACCTGGGCCACTTGCGTGGCACTCAGGTCATCTTCCGTGTACGTCTTGTCATCTATTGTTATCATTACCAAGGAACCCCTGCTGTAATCGAAGGAGCTGCTTGTTCAGCTAAGTCAGCATCTAGTGCTGCCTCTAGTTCTGTGGTATCGAGAGCCTCTTGTACCCAGCCAATTACTGTAGCTTCTGTAAGGTCAGCATAAGCCACATAGCCTTCAGCAGTTGAATCTGGAGTGAAACTACAAGTTCCATAAGAGGACGCTGTGTTCTCACCAGATGCCTTACTTACTTGCCAGTGTGCTATAACTACACCGTCATCTGTGTTTCTTTCTAAGGTTGAAATGTTAAAGTTCATTTAGTTGTTCTCCAGTTCTGCAACCCTGTTGCGTAGTGATTGTATCTCTTTAATTAAGGTTGGTACTAGTTTACTGTAATCTACAGACCACATATCTTCTTCATTGTAGCCCTCAGTTACTGCTTCAGGTGCAACCGACTGTAACTCTTGTGCAATAACACCATAGTCCTGATGCTCTCCACCTTCTATCCAGTCAAACTGCCTGATTCTAATAGCATCAATTTTACTACCTGCATCTCCTGCATCTTGAATGTTTTCTTTCAATCTTTCATCAGAAGATGTGTTGTATGAAGTAGTCGCATTTAAAACTGTGATAGAGCCTTTTTCAGACCCACTAGAGTTTTTAAATGAAAGCATTTTCATATTAGCGGATGTACTAAAAGTATAACCATACACGGTTATTGAAGCACCGCCCATATTACCGCCATTGTAAAATGCGCTTGAATTACCAGTGGCTTTTACTCCTTGCCCCTCAATGACACCCTGTGCTCTGATTTTTGCACCGAAACTACCGCCACTTGTTATTCCAACAAGCAACTGCCCAGAACTGTTGAGACGCATTCTTTCTACGCCACCCTCAGTAAATGCTATGGTGTCAGACGCAGGGCTAAACATACCTGTATTTGTGTCATCACCAAATGTGTATGAAGGTGCAGAGTTAGAGCCGTCACCTGCGAGCAGTTTAGTACAAGTTACATTGCCTGTGCCTGTTATGTTATTGGAGTTTAAGTCTAAATCTCCACCTAACTGCGGTGTGGTATCTTCTACTACATTAGCTATACCACCTCCACTAGTAGGAAGGTTGGTTAGCGCAGAGCCGTCTCCATATACTTTTCCAGATAGGTGGAGGTCTTTGAAGCGGTTGCCTGCGTTTCCTAAATCAATAGTTGCATCAGCAGAGGCATTACTAGCCGCTCTTGGTACGATTGCATTGCCACTAGTAAAAAAGAGCAGTCGAATGTCATCAGAGCCGACACTGATGTCGGTATTTGTGTTTGTTACCGTTTCAATACTACCTACAGGTTGCCCGTTTTTGCGGAAGTCTGTAATAGTGCCGTCTGTTAATATCCTGTTAAGATACTGCAAAACACCATTTCTTGAATGTTGCATGGTATAGTCAGCATTTAAAGCAATACCTTGAACAGTGCTTGTTGACGCTAATGCGGAGCTAGTAGTACCTACCAATAGGTTGCCTGATGCGTCAATACGCATACGTTCAGTGCTACTAGTATTGAATCGTAACGGATAAGCCCCAGTCTCATTAATCTGTGCGCCATTACCGTCTTCAGCAATGTAAAGACCAGAAGACGTTAGGTTAGTGTTTTTAACTTGTATGCGTGTTGTTCCTGCACTAGTTACATCAAGTTTTTGTGCGGGAGTGGTAGTACCTATGCCTAAGCTCTCAGCACTTGCATCCCAATAGAACTTTTGCGTTGTGCCACTATCTTCGTAGAAGCTAACGTCTCCCAAGTTAGCACTAATACGCATGCGTGTCCTATTAGAAGTTTCTAGAGAAATACCTTGTGGATAGGTATAAAGTATAGAGCCGCCGTTGACACTACCTTGTGATAATCGTATACCACCACCACCTGCATTGCCGTTGATGTGTAATGTTCTTGTCCCGCCTACAATACTAGGACTAGTAGTACCTACCCCTACGTGACCTGAAGCTGTAATTCCACCCGTTACGTTTATACCTGTGGAGTTTGTTTGAAGTTTTGTACTCCCACTATATACCAATGACCCCGCAGCAGTCGCTGAAGCCCCCGCAGGCCCAGCAGCCCCTTGGTCTCCTGGAGGTCCAGTTGGTCCTTCAGGGCCTTCTACTGTAGAGTCTGCACCAGGAGCACCAGGAGTCCCTGGGTCACCTTTATCACCTTTATCACCTTTATCGCCTTTAGGAACAGTTAGAACTCCTGTATTGTTATTGTAGTTAGCACTAGAACCTTCTGCGCCTGTAACGGCTGTTAAGTTAGTGAATAGGGCAGCACTCGCAGCAGCAGCAGTTTCACTGTTGCCCGCATTAGTTTCTGAAGTTGCAGCATTTTGTTCTGAAGTTGCAGCATTTTGTTCTGAAGTTGCAGCATTACCTGCTGAAGTTGCAGCATTACTTTCTGAAGTTAAAGCAATACCTGCACTGGAGTTCGCATTACTTTCTGAAGTTGCAGCATTACTTTCTGAAGTTGCAGCATTACCTGCACTCTGTGAAGCCGCAATTGCTTGAGCTGAGGCTGTTTGGGCGTTACCTGCCGCTCCCTGCACTGAACTGATGTTAGTTGCTACAGTGTTCACACTTGCTATGTCACCAGCCACAGTGTTGATACTGGCTAAAGCAGCAGTACCATAAGCTACAATCTCTACCTTGTCACTAGTAGATGCCGCAGTGGATAGTACCACAGATGAGCCATTGGTCGCAGTGAAGTCAGAACCTACAACTAGCTTTACACCATTCAGAAATACATCTACAAACCCTGAGTCGTACACCGCAGGGAACGTAGTGGTAGACCCTGAGTATGACCCTGAACCTGCCCCTACAGTATAGACCGCACGGTTAGATGAAGTAGCCACCGCAGAGGTAGCTTGCTGCCATCCCTGAGTTGCGTAAACCTTCATCACATCATTAGTAGTGTCATACCAAAGGTCACCCACAGCAGGTGCTGGGGATGTTGGTGCGCTAGATGATGCTCCGTAGTATCTGTTATTAAACTCAGCTACAGACTGTTGAACATAATTCTTAGTTGCAGCATCTTGTTGTGCTACAGGTTCAGCTACATTAATAAGGCGAAGACTCTCAGCATCATACTGGTTTGTGTCGTTCTTAGTTATTGAGTCATTAGCAATATCAATGGCTTCTTGAGCCATGAAGAAACCCTGTGTACTATCAGTATCAAGGTCAGATTCCTTGAACACAGCACCAGATTGATAGTCTACTAACCTAGAGTTTTGGCTAGTAGCCCTGCGTATTACAATAGCTGAAGAATCAGCAGGGGCAGTGTTGAATTGTATTTGACCTGAAGTTGGTACAGTAAAGTCAGAAGTAAGGGTTTTAGTAACACCATCTACTTTAACTACTAAATCCGCTTTGTCCCTGTAGGCAAAACCTATAGTAAATGTAGTAGTGCTACCGTCACCTGTAAGTCTAGTAAGTGCATAAGACATAATTATCTAGTTCCTAAAGTTAAATGGTACGTTGTCTGAAGAACGCTTTCCTGATAATGCGTTATTCTCTTTTTCAAGTACGCTTCTGCGTTGTTGTATTAAGTTACCTTCTTCATTAAGTAACTTGTTTATAGCAATCTCACGGTACTTATTAATGATGTTTCTAGCTTGCTTTTCAGCTATTCCTGCTGTGGATGCTGTACCCATAGGTAAGCCTTGAATACTGTGTAGAACATCTACCAGTCCTCTACCGCCTACTTTAGTTTCATGGGTATATCTCATCCATCTATCGTAGTAGCTTTCCTTGCCGTCTTTAGTTGGTTGAGTTCTAAGGTCTACATCGCCCATGTACTTCGGATACTTGTAGGGAGCCGTAAAGTGTGTGTCACCTACCTGAGCTAGTTTGAATAAGAACTGTTCTACCTCTAGTTCTTTCTCAGGTACGCCACGCTTACGTTCATCTACAGTCGCTGTATTGAAGTAGTATAGTCCCGCAGCAGGGTTACTAAGCGTTCTTGCTCTGCCTAGTGCAGTGTATTGCTTAGGTACTAATGGGTCATCAGGGTTGAATCGCTGTCTGATGAACTGCTCTAACGTAATAGGGTCACCTAGTACAGGGCTATCCAGCAACTGCATCTTGTAGTATGTATTAGGTAAGAACGTCTGTACTTTCTGTCCGAAATACTTAAACAACTTCTCACCACCATCCTCATCTTCTGATGCCTCGATAACTTTAATTACTTCATCGATACCTGATGTAAGGTTAGCGTCACGAATAGATTGGAAGATAGAAGCTACAGCAATCGATACAGATGCGTGTGTCTGTGCAATAAGGTCATCACTAACACGCTCACCTTGCTCTCTTCTGTATGCTAATGCCTCTGCTCTTTCCATAGCATTAACAAGTATTTTTACAGGCGTAGAGAAGGGGTCGAAGTTACGGTAGTTAAAGGTACTGCCATCACTAAACTTAATTGAGTATGGCTCCTGTCCTCCCGTGTTTTCTCCCTGTCTTCTTTGCTTATAGTTTGCACCCATAGCACCAGTAAGATTACCTGTGGCATACTGTGTAAACACATAGCCCGCTATGGCATAAGACATCATAGCTTCGCCCTGCGCTCTAGCTTGACGCATAGTGCCGTTATTCCCTTTCAGGTCAGCAATGAATTTCGGACTAACTAAGTTAAGCCCTGGAGTCATTCTTATACCTTCCTCAAATACACGCACAGGTGTACGGAAGAACAACTGTCCTGCTAAACGCATTACAGGGTGTTTGTTTACAAATGATTCGTACCCTCTTGCAGCACTTGAGGCAGCTCCTTTACCAGAGAAGTCTCTTTTGAAGAGAACATCTTGAACGTAGTTACGTCCTTCTTGGTCAGTAGCTTTGACAAAGGTAGATTCATTATTAGCTAGTTCTTTACTAACAAAGTTCTCTAGCTCCTTGTCCTTAAGTCCTCTTGAGATACCCTCTTGTAATAGAATGTCGATGGCAGTCTCTTCAGGTGCATAGGCTTTATCTAAGGCTTTCTGAGTTTCAGCCTTTACAAAGTCATCTAGCTTCTTACCTTTCAGCCCTTTAGCTACACCCTCTTCCATAGCCTTACCAGTAGCATTACCTACTGTGTAGCCTCTGTAATGAATGTTCTCAAAGAACGCATCAGTAGCAAGCAATGCTCTAGGGAATACCCGCAAGAAGCCCCCACCAAATTTCTTAGGGATAACATTGTACTCTTCTAAGAATCTAGCAGAGTCACCTGTCAGAATAGACTTCTCGTAACGCCATGCAGCCTTAGCCATCTTAGCTGCTGTAGGAATCATAGATGCCATAGCTGAATACTCAGCCACCATCTTCTTCCTAGACGTAGCAGATAAGCCATCCTGCATTAAGTTGTTGAGGAAAGGCTTATAAAGAGACTTAGCTAGTGATGGTACGGTGTTTACAATCAGAGTAGCTGGAGAGAATACAAAGCTAATCATCACCTCATTTAGCACTCTGATAGGCTTATTGATAGCTTCGTAGATGCCTGTACCAGTTAGACTTTCTTCCTTTATGACATCTTGCTTAAACTCATCTAGCTTTACTTTCTTCTCATGTTTAAGTCTTAGGTACTCAGAAGTGTCCCCAGCCTTTCTAGCTTCTTCTATCTGAGCATCAAACTTAGCAGTGACTTCACGCACTTCACGCTTCTGTAGCTTCTCTGCAAAGATAGCATCGAACTGACGTTCAGCTTCTGTACGGGTAAGCCCCTCAGCCATAAGACTTTGGATTGTTTTGCCTCGTAGCTTTCCTGTGTTTTCACCTGTTTGTCTAGCTCGTAAGCGTTCACCTGTGATTGTAGACATAGCTACATCTAGCTCATCCAGAGGTGCAGTAACTTCTTCTATCTCATCGATTTGCTTCTGGATTGCTAGAGCTTCTTCGCCATCTAACTGCTTTTGCTTAAGGCGTAAGTTATAAACCTTAACCTTGAGTGCAGATACTGTCTGGGTTGTAGCTATTTCAAGGAACTGTGCTTCCCCATCAGAGAGTTCTATCTTCTTCAGGTACTCTGCAAGTTCCTGTGGGTTCTTAGCAGAGGCTTCCTCAAGCATTTGTTTGAAGGGAGCTACAGACTCTACTAGCTTAGTTAAGTCCTGAGTGCCATCTTCTCGTAGTGATGCAGCTTTACCTGAAGGGACTGTACGCTTGATAGCTTGTATTACACCATCAAGGTCAGTGCGAATCTTCTGTGCAGGGGTTGCTTCTGCTGTAACTGGAGGGACTGATTCACCTACTTCAGGCAAGTCATCAGCTAACTTAGCTTCATCAACAGTCTCAGCTATCTCTTTAGTAGACTTACCTGCAAACTTTTTAACACCTGCTGTTATAGCTGTACCTAAACCAAAGCCAGCTACAGTGCCGATAGCAGCAGACTTAGCTACTCTACCTACATCTATATCTTCGCCAGATACAGCAGTCTCAACTACTTGTCTGTTTACATCATCAACTGCGGTATAGACACCTGCTTCTACACCCGCAATGATACCGCCTCTAGTTGAGCTTTTGAGTAGCTCTTTGATGCCTTGCTTACCTGCTTGTTTGGTAGCTTCTTTACCTGCTATACCGATACCAAATGTAGTCAAGCCCACATAGGTAGTAGGGTCTAGTAACACACCTTTGAAGAAACGCTTTGCTCCATTCCATGACACACCTAAGTCATCATAGGATTCCATCATGTATAGAAAGGCTTTCTTCTGGTCTTCTGTAGCTCCAGAGATACGGTTAGCATCTACAGACATCTTTGGTAAGTTCCAGTTGAACCAGCCCATTGTCTCGATACCATACCTAGCGTAGTCTTCTGGTGAACCTAAGCGTTCAGCATCTACACTGTTATTCATGTTGTAGATAACTTCAGATGCCTTCTGGAAGTTCACATCATTAACTAGGTCATTGTCGTACAGTGTTTCATCAGTGTCTTGGTAAGTAGCATTAAATCCTGATGGGGCTTGCTGCTGTAAGATAGCTGCACCAAACTTACCTGTAGTGCTTTGTTGTTGCTCTAAAGCATCACTAAACTTACCCATATAATTCACCTATTGTTCTGTGAGTGTTTCAACTAGTTCTTCTATAATGGAACTACCAGTATCTTCTTCTTCTGTAATTACTTCGTAGTTATTATCATCATTAATATCCCCACCTAAGTACCTAGCTTTTTCACCATCAGCAGCAGTTACTATTGTCCCTACTTCAAGTGTAGGCTGAGGTTCAGGCTGTGGGTCTGGAGGGGTAAGACCTCGTATCTTATTCATACGCTTCTCAGTGATAGCTTCAGCTTCGTCATAGATAGCTCGTAATGCTCTACCTTCAGGCTTTGCATTGTTCTCTGTAGCATACTCGACAATAAGGTCTAGCACTGTGGTGTCCCATAGGTCACGCACACGGCTCTCAAGAGAACGTCCTTCTAGCTTACCGCCTATATTAAGGATGGATTGGTCAATAGCTCTCGCTTCATCACCCACTCTATTGTTGAACTCTGTGCTATGCTTAGAGGCAGCTATGAGGTCACTACCAGCCATGATGTTGTCTAGTTTAGCTCGTATACCTTCTTTATCTTCCTCACGCATATCTGTACTAGAAGCTATCTCTGTAAGTACATCAGCTCTGTTAAGCTCACCCTTGATAGCTTTAACAACCAGGCTATCTTCGTATGTAGCAGCAAACTTCTGGCTTACATCTACGTCAACATCAGCAGATGCTAGGGCAACTTCACCCATCTTATACATAGCAGCACCAAGCGCAGCGTCTTTACCAGTTAGGCTGTTGGCTTTGACCATAGCTGCTCTGATGGCTTCCTTGTTGTTCTCGAAAGATAGCTTGTTAAATTCTACTTGAGCTTCATCTAGTGTCTGTTGGTTTTGTAGCTTTTGAAGTGCAGCATCATCTCTTAACTTTTGTAGAGATAAACCTGCAATAACTGGCGCAGCTTCACTTAACTTTTGGTCAGTTACTTTCCCTTGTAGGTAGGGTATCTTTTGAATAAGATTAACAGCCCCTGAATCTGGGTTGTTCTTGTTATAAGTAATTAGTGCATCTACTATAATTTGCTTATCTTCTGTTTTACTAAATGGTGATGTTGCTTTATTTTTTGCATCTAAATCATTGATTAATGTGACAGCAGATACCTGTCCATCATTAGTAGATAAATCATACTTACTTAGTATATTAGTAATACTAGCTTCTGTATTTGTTTTAGACTGGTCTCTAGTGAACGCATCACGCTGAGAAGAGAACTGTCCACGCATCTCTCTGATAGCAGCTTGAACACCTTGAACAGCACCTGACTGCACAAAGTCCATCCCTGTGGTCTTCTCTGTAGCATCAGCTAGAATCCTGTCAAACTCTTTCTCTAATGCTACTACGTTGTATTTAATATCATTATCTAAGATAGACAGAGATTGTTTAGTTTGTGAGTAGAAATCATTTTTATGCTTATCTTCTACAATGGTAGCTACAACTGTGTCTGAGAGGTGGGCATGAGTTTCTCCTAGCTTAACTGAGTCTAGGAACTCACCTTCTTCTCCTTTAAATCTAGCTGCATAGCTAACTGCTTTCTTAGCATCTAACTCTTCTTTCTCTGCTTTAGCCTGTGCAGCAGACTTCTGCCCTGCCCTGCTCAATGTCCCTAGAGCATCTGCAAGCTGCCCCGCAGAAGACTGTCTAGGCGTAGCAGGTGCGCCAGCATAAGCATCGACCATATTAGCCGAAGGACTAGCTACATTATCTAACCCTTGTAAATCTTGTGTTGGTTGTCTAGCCATCGAACTTACTCCCCCACCATGAATCAAAGTCACTAGCCATATCACTATCAGCTAACATTGGCCCAAAGCTCTGAGCAGCCATAGCTAACAGGTTAGGCTGTGTAGCGGGAGGTAACCCCTGCATACGAGAAACCATGCCTTGTGCAGCCTTTGTAAACTGGTCATCTATAGCATCCATACGGCTATCAAAGGATTGCTTCTGGCGTGTCTTGATAGTGCTTTCTTGTCTTCTAATGTTGTCCTTTATTCTATCTACAGAGATACCTCTGACCCCTGCTTCACCTGCTGCAACATTGGCAGAGGCTTCAGCTTCCATAGCCCTACGCTGTAAGTCCATACCAGACTGAACGAAGGCTCTAGCTTCCTCATTAGTTCTGCGAATTAGAATTTCCCTGTCCAGATTGATTGCAGCCAAGGCACTCTCTTTTGCAATATCATTCTGCATCTTCTGCATCTGGTACTGACCGTACCCCGCAGCTAACTGTGAGCCAAACTGTAAGCCAGCCATAGCTCCAGAAAATGCCCCTGCTCCAGTGCTTCCACTCCCTAATGAACTC